AGGAGCCTGCGACGGGCAGGAAATGGCCCATAATTTTTTGCGAATGGTCGGGATAAACAACTATCAGCCCCAACCTTGTCTCAATAAGCCCTTTTGATAATGCGACTCGCAAAAGCCTTAACTGATGCCCAATGGCCCTGACCCAAATCCAATTAGCAAACGCGCTGGACTCAAATCCAGCGAGCGTGTCCATCTGGAAAAGCCGGGGGATGCCGGTGGACTCGGTGGACGCGGCCAAGACGTGGGTAGCGGCCAACGTCCGCCGAAACAAAGGGGCAAGAATAAGCGGCCTGGTGGCCTCGGAAAACCTAGCAATGGGGGCAAGGCCAAGGCTGGACCGCGCAGCCGAGGGGGAGATCCGACACTACGAGCTATGGAAAGCGGCAGCGAACAGCCAGGACATGAACAGCCGATCAGTGGCCGAGCTGGCGGGGGCATGGCGCGACAGTCGGAAGGCGGCAGCTCAGGCCGAGCAGGAGCTGGCAGCATTTCTGGCGATGAAGAACGCAACGCTCAACAAGCAAGAGACGGTGGCGGCGATTCGTTCTCTAGTCTCGGCACTGAGGCAGGATTTCTCGACGTTCCCTTGGGGCCGGCAGGCCACGGAGTTGATGAAGAAGCATCTGGGGACATTGCCCAGCTCCTTGAGCGAGGCGACCGCCACGGCCTAGACTTTGCCTGGGGTGAGGCAAGGGCCGTTACCCTTGAGCCTCGCAAGCTCGGGGTGGTCGAGTGGGCCGAGGGCAATCTCAAGCTGTCTGAGCGCATCACCAACAAGCCCGGCAGCTACCTCACGACTCGCACGCCTTATGTGCGCGAGGTGCTGGAATGCTTTGCTGATGACCGAGTGCGCCGGCTGGCCTTGGTCTGGGGGGCACAAACAAGCAAGACCACGGCAATCATAATTGGGATGGCCTACAAGTTGGACAATGACCCCGCGCCCTGTCTTTGGGTCATGCCGTCCACGCACTTGGCCAGATCATTCTCTGAAACGCGGTGGATGCCGCTTATCGACCAGAACCCAACGCTGGCCCGACACAAAGAACCCGACCCTGACAAATACCGATTGCTTGAGCAGCACTTTGACCGAATGAGCGTCTGGTTCACAGGCAGCAACTCGCCCGCCTCGCTTTCCTCTCGCTCGATTGCCGCCCTGTGCATGGACGAGTTAGACAAGTTCCCTGCCAAGGGCGGCAAAGAATCAGCGCCGTTGCAGTTGGCCGAGGCCCGCGTGGCCACCTATCCGCAGCACATCATCATCACAACCTCGACCCCGACCTATGAGGATGGCGCAATTTGGGAGGAATGGCTCAAGGGCGACCAAAGGAAATACTTTGTGCCGTGCGCCGGCTGCGGCGAGGCGTTTGTCATGGAGTGGGAGACAATCAAATGGTCACAGGAGGCCAAACAAGATTCCGCGTGGAACATGGAGCTTGTCGCGGAGTCGGCGCGATGCCATTGCCCAGCCTGCAACCACGCGCACACCGAGGCCGACAAGGCGCAGATGTTAGAGCGCGGCGAGTGGCGGGCAACCGACCTTGCCGCCGAGCCAGGGCGCAGAAGCTACCACCTTTCGTCACTCTACGCGCCGTGGCGCAAGTGGTCGGATCTGGCCGTTAAATTTCTTCAAGACCGCGAAACGCCTGGCGGGTTGCAGGACTTCTTCAACCGTGAGCTGGCCCTGCCTTGGAAAGCCGCTGGCTCCCTTATCACCACCGCCATGATCCGAGAGCGGGTGGATGCCTCGCCTCGATACACCATCGGAGAGCCGCCCGAGGGCAAGATGTTGGGCCGCATCATGTCCGTGGACGTGCAACAGACTGAGCTGTGGTGGATCATCCGCGAGTTGCACCAGAATGGCAGCAGCTACTTGGTTGATTACGGCGCAGCGATTGGCTGGGACTTGATCATGGAAAAGTTTCGTCACTACAAATGCTTTAAGGGGGTAGTAGATTCGGGCTACGCCGCCAAGACGCCAGCAGGGGTTTACGATTTTGTCGCCCGCTCGGGTGGCCTCTTCTGCGCGGCCAAAGGGCGCACGGTTAGCCAGGGACTGCGGGAGCCGTGGAAGTTCCAGCAAATCTTGGGCGCGGGACACAATATCTGGATGCTCCAATTTGACGCCGAGTTTTGGCAGGCACGGCTTTACCATGACGTTCTCCGCGACGGGCGCGGCAAGTGGTATCTGCCGCGAGACATTGCCAAGGACTATGTGACACAGTTGCAGGGAGAGGCGCTGGTCGAGAAAGAGGGCGTGGCCAAGTGGACTCGCTTGGGCGAAAACCATTTGGCTGACTGCGAAAAGATGGGGCTTGTCTTGATCGACAGCATCATGTCGCAGTATTCGGCGGCACAGCCCGCCTCTTGACACAGCCCTCTTGAGCGTGACGGACGCCGCCATTTTATCCGAAGTCTTCAGTGCCTCGGAACTCGCCCAGCTCAAAGCCTCCTGCAAGGCGCAGATCCTGTCTGGCGGGGCCAGCCAGGCATTTGTGGTTAGCTCCAGCGTTGGCGGGCGCAGCGTGACTCTCCAGCAAACCTATTCCTGTTGGGACATGCTTGGCCTAATTGAAACAGCCTTGGCCATCAACGCCGGCACAATCGGCAACTCCCGCGTGACGCAAATGCGCTTCCCAAATAGAACATGAAGACCAAATTTGTTGACCGCGTTGCCGCCGCCTTTGGTTTCTCGCGCATGATTGAGGCCGTCAATCACCGCAGCGAAGAGCGCGGCTGGGTTTACGCGCAGGCGCAGGACTCCAAAGTTGACCTTTCCTCCTATGACCGCACCCGCCTGATGGCATTATCGCGCAAGTGTTTCTACAACAACGCGATAGTCAGGGGCGCGGTGCGTGATAAAGCAATGTATTCCGTGGGCAGCGGCATCGGCATCCGTCCGCAAGCCATGTCGGGCGACCAGGCGTGGGATGATGCCGCCGAGGCTTGGTGGGAAAATTGGGCGCGCTCGCCTGAAATCAGTGGGCGGCACGATATGCGTTCCCTCCAGATGCTTGTTTCGGAGGCTATTGACCGCGACGGGGAAATCTTTGCGGTGCTGACCGCCAAGAGCGATGGCGCTCCAGCCGTGCAGATCGTGGAGAGCCACCGCATTGAGTCGCCCGACACGGCGGCGGGCAACGCTGGGGTGGTGGATGGCGTGAAGCTCGACAAGTTCCAGCGTCCGCTGGGCTATTTCATCGGGGAAGGGGACGAATACCCGCGCAGACACCGCGAGGTAAAAGCGGACGTAATGCTTCACGTCTACGAGCCCGAACGCTCAGACCAGGTGCGCGGCTATCCTGCCATCGGCGTGGCGCTCAACAGTGTTTTGGACCGCGACGAGTTGCTGCGTTTTGAGATGATGGCGGCCAAGGCCGGCAGCAGCATCGGCCTCGTCATCAAAAACGCCACGGGGAACATCGGCGCGGAAGGATTCCTCGGAGATTTTAGCAAAGATAGTAGCGGCAACCTAACCCGCGAAACCATTTTCGGCGGAGGGTTAGTGCCGCGCATGAAGTCTACGGAGGACATCCAAAGTTTTGTGATGAACCGCCCGAATGAGAAGCTCGACAAGCACCTAGAGCAATACATCCGCGCAGCGGCCATTGGCCTTGGTCTGCCTTACGAGTTTGTCTGGGACACAAGCGCGATTGGTGGCGTGGCGCAGCGGTTCATTATCCAAAAGGCAGCAAGATGCTTTGCCGCCCGCCAGGACGTGCTGGTCAATTCCTTCCTGTCGAAACTCTGGCGCTACGCCATCGCTCGGGCCATCTCTCGCCGCGAGTTGCCAATGGTCGCCGGCTGGCAGCAAGTCGGATGGCAGACCCCGCGCTCGATCACGGTAGACGTGGGCCGCGAAGCCACCGCCCGCCGGGATGACGTGAAGGCGGGGCTAATGACCCTTTCGGATTACTTTGGCGAGCAGGGCATTGATTGGAAAGAAGCCGTGGCCGAGATTGCTGCCGAGCGCGAGTTTGCCGCCGACCTTGGCGTAACGATCGGCGTGGAGCAGGCGCAGCCGCAGCCGCTCTTAATTGAAGAGCCGCAAGCGCCCGCAGTGGCCGCTCCACAGTTAGAGGCTAAGCAAAAACCAACCGAACTTGCCTTGCCGAAAAAGCGCAAACGCCTTTACCGCCGCAAGAAGACCGAGAAGCCCACCCCTTGACATGAGGGCAAGCGAGTATGGACTCGCTCAAATTTGAAGGCATCAGTGTGGCAACGGTTGGCCCTGCACTTGGTCACGCCATGATGGTTGATGACGTAACGCTGTTGCAGGCCGAAGAGGCCGGCAAGGTGGGCAGTCCCGTCAAAGTGTTTGTTGACCACGACGAGTCGATTGATTCCCTCATCGGCTTCCTGGCCAACTTCCGCATTGTTGAAGACCAACTGCGCGCAGACCTAGAGCTGCTCGGCTCTCATCCCCAGGCAGCTTTTTACATGGAGATCTTGAACAAAGCGCCGAACCGCGTTGGTTTTTCCATGACGTTTAGCGGTCAGCCCGAAGAGCAAAACGGCCAGCGTTTCGCCAGGGTGGCCGAGCTGGTCAGCGTGGATCTGGTCAGCCGCCCGGCAGCCAACCCTGACGGTGTATTCCGCGCAGGATCAGAGCCCGAGGCCGCGCCCAAAGTTGACACTGCGCTAGACGATATGCCTATGCATCCTGAGAAAAAAACAGAAGATTTCAACGCTCAAGCAGCGTTTGAAGCCCTGGCCGCTACCGTGGCCGAACTCAAAGCAACCGTGGAAGCCATGCAGCCCGAGGAAAAAAAGGAGGACGAGGTTCCTGCTAATTCCGAGATGTCTGACAAGCTCGACGCGGCCCTCAACAAGCTCTCGGCCCTTGAGGTTGAACTCGCCGCTCGCGGCGACAACGCCATCACCGGCAACGGTTCTGCCGTTTCCGTCGAAGACGCTTACGCTTCCGGCGACCGCGCCACAAAATTTGAAATCGTTCGCAAGGCTCTTGAAGCCCGCGACTTTTCCCTCATCAGCAAACTCAAATCCAACAAGTAACTACCTAAAAATATGGCCTCTATCACAGGACTCAACGACGACATCATAAGTTCAGCGGCGCTCAAATCGTTCGTTGACTCTCTACATCCCCTGTCTGCTTTTTCTGTTAACTATAACGCCGAAGCAGCGCGCAAGGGCGAAGTGGTGAGCATCCCGCTCATCTCCTCAATCACCGCCTCGACCTTCAACAACACCTACGAAGGTGCTGACGGAGACGTGACCCTCACGGCCCGCGAAGTCACCATCGACAAGCACTTCCTGTCCACGGTTGATTTCACGGACACCCAGTGGAGCAAGTCCTCGGCCCTCACCCCTCAGATGCTGGCCGATATCGGTGCAGAGCAGGGCCGTGCGGTTGCCCAGGCGTTCATCAGCTCCGTCTGGAGCATGATCACCACGGCCAACTACGGCGCGGCGGTTGCTAGCTTCACCTCGGCCTCCTTCAGCATGGCGGAAGTCCGCAAGGCTCGTTTGGAGCTGACCAAGGCGAAAGCCCCGCAGAATGACCGCTCGCTCTTCTTGGAGCCCGAGGCCTACGACGCGCTGCTGTCCGACAGCACCAACATCCTCGCCAACCTCAACTTCGGCAGCGAAGGCGTGCGCGAAGGTGTGGTTCGCCGTTTGGCCGGCTTGAACGTCTACGAGTCGACGCTGATCCCTGCGACCAACGTCGGGACCAGCATCACTCTAGCCGCTTTCGCGGTGCATCCCTCGGCCATTGCCGTGGCGATCCGCACCCTTCAGCCGCAGGCCCCGTCAGAGTATCTTGAGGCCCGCACCATCGTTGATCCTGTCAGCGGCATTGGGCTCGGATACCGCCGTCATTATAATACGGCAAATGGCACTCACTTCTTGAATTTTGAGGTAGTCGGAGGCTACACCTACGGTGTGACCGCTGGCCTTAAGATCTTGGCCAAGAAGGCCTAATTACTGGTCTGGTTGTGTGTTCCGCGAGCCCCCGGCAATAGCCGGGGGTTTTGCTTTGGGATTGGTTGACAAGCGCGCCGTGCGCGAATGACCACACAACATTCTTTGGCGTTGGTCGCTATTACGGGCAATAGCGAGTCGTACATCGGGCGTTTTATTGAGAGCTTTTTGAAGCTCACGCCTCACATCTACATCGTGCGGGCCTGCGGGGCCAGGGAACCAGACCGCTCCCTAGACATTGCCCGAGAAATGGGCTGCAAGGTGGGCGAATATAAAAACGCCGAGGCCTTTCAGTTTTGGGACCATGTGGACAACTTTGCCAACGCTCGGAAAATGGCCACCGACATGGCGGAGGCAGATGGCCACCAGTGGTTAATGTGGGCCGATACGGACGATATTATCGAGCAGGAGTCCTGCGACATTATCCGCCAGCACCTTTCCGAGACGGCCACCACGACCACGTTGGCCATGATTCCCTACCGTCTGACCAACAACGGACTCAACCTCCTGCGCGAACGCATCTGGAAGGCCGGCACGGCACGCTGGGAGGGGGCAGTCCACGAACATCTTGAGCCATTTGACAAGTCAGGCGGCGGCCAAGTCCGTTGGGAGGACGCCCGCATCGTCCACGCTCCTGACGAAAAGAAAGACGCCGCCGCCGAAAAGCAAGGCAACAGCCGCAACTGGCGCATCCTGTCTAGCCAGCCTGGCTGGGAGAAAGACCCACGCTGGCTTTTCTATGGCAGCCTTGAGCATTTTGGCATGAAGGACGATGCCCGAGGCATGGAGCTGGCCATTGAGGCGCTGAAACATGAGACGCTTTCTGGCGATGAACGCTACGAGCTTTATTTGCAACTTGCCATGAGAACGCAGGCTTTTGCGCCAAAGAAATCCCTGCTGCATGAAGCCTACAAGGTCAGCCCTTGGCGCAGGGAAGCCCTAGCGCAGCTTGCCGCCACCAGCCTAGACAACGACGAGGCGCAAGACGCCTTGGCTTATGCCAGGGCTTTTATGGCCCTGCCCGTCCCTGAGATCGTTCCTTGGACCCACCGCCCAGTGGTCTATGGATTCGGAGGCGTTGGCCTCTATGCCTGCACCCTGCGCGCCAACGGCGACACCAAGCGCGCCGACCAGTTTGAATTGGATTGGTTCAAAAAGTGTGGTGGCAAAATAAGCGTTTGCCATCCTACTCGGGGGCGTCCGCTACAAGCCGCCGAGACTCGCAAGAAGTGGCTAGAGGCCGCCAAAGACCCGCAGTCCGTGGAATACATCTTTGGGTTTGCCGAGGACGATGACGAGACGCGGGACATCTTGGGGCGCTTCAAACACGCGCTATCTCCCGCCGGCCTCATGGATCAAGTCGGCGGCAATGCTGTCGCAAACTACAACGCAGCGGTAAAGGCGTCCACGGGTCAGATCATCGTGACCGCTCAGGATGACATCGAGCCGCCGCTCTTTTGGGACGAGCTGGTCTGGCAGGCGCTGGAGCCGCACCTCAAGCGGCCCAAGGTTTTGGGCATCAAAGACGGCCACCGCAACGACGGCCTCATGGTCACTTTCATTTGCACGCGGCCAACCCTCGGCTGGCTCGGCAACGGTGGCGGCATTCTTTCTGGCGACTACCACGGGATTTATTCCGACACCGAATTCTCCCACCGCGTCCGCAAGGCCGGCATTGTCTTGGACACTGACATTGTGTTTCTGCACAACCACCCAGCCTTTGATCCCAAGGTTCCATCAGACGCCATCTACGATGTTGAGAACAGCAATGAGGCTTACAAATTCGGGGCAGAAGTGTTTAAGCGCAGGAACCCTGAGGCCTTTGACTCCAAGCCATAGAGCATGGCCACCCAACTAGATACGGCGCACGTCCTTGGCATTAGCGCAATCACTGACCTTGGTGGCGAGGTGGTCACGATTGGCGATATTGCCTACCGCGCCATAGTCGGCAGTCTCGATGAGCGCGACGAGTTAGCCGAGGGCGGCGTGCGGCAGATCCGCAGCGTGCAACTGGGCCTGCCTGCCAGCGCATTCCTGCCGAGCTTCGGCAGCGTAACCAATGCCGTGCCGACCATTTGGAGCCGCATCACGGTGCGTGACCAGGAGCTGCAAGTGCTTTCCGTGAACCGCGACCCTGCCGTAGTTGAGATCACCGCCGGCGGGCTGGCAGAGTAGGGGGCTGCATGGCCGCAATCAATCTGACCATCAGCCTGGATGAGCTGCGCGAGTTTGTGCCGAAGTTCGTCAACGCCACCAAAAGGGAGGTGTCGCTTGAAATGCGCCGTCAGGGGCGGCTGCTAGTAGCTGGCGATAGTGGATTTGGTTTGATTTCTATTACCGCGCCACAGGGTGATGGCGACAGCGCAAAGGCCATTGGTGATTTTGCCGTGGCCCGAGACATTGGCAAAGTGTTCGCCCAGCGCGGCACTATCGCGGCCATCCTCGGGCAAAACGGCAAGCGCGGCGACAAGACCGCCTTCAATCGTTATATCCGCAACGGCGAGCTGCAAAAAGCCAAAGACTTTGTAAACGGCCAAGCGCCCACGTCTGTTCAGGTCAAGGGCTACGTCCGCAACGGCAAAGCAGTTAAGGCCTACTCGCAGACAAGGCAGGCCAGCGTTTTTTCTGACCCTCGCCTTGGTCGCATTGAACACATTGCCGACGAACCAAGCGCAATGCTGCACCAAAGCCGCCGTGGTTCTAGGGGGAAAGTGGGGCGCTCGCAATGGGCGCAGATCGTTCTAAAGAAAACGGCCTACAATCAATATGTGACCGACACCATTAAAAGAGTCGGCCTGCTCAAAGCCGGGTGGGCCAAGGCCGCAGACCAGGCCAATCTTGGGGTCAGCGTCCCGCGCTTTGTCCGAAACAATGTGGACCGCGCTATGGGCAAGGGCCGCGTCAGCGACGGCGACCCCTACAATATGTATGTTGAGTTGATCAACGAAAACCCAGTGGCCTCGACCAAGATCAACAAGGGCAGCATTCAGTTCCTTCTTAACCTCCGCAAAGAAAACATCCTGGCCGAATTTGAAAAACGGGTTGGCAAGGTGGCCAAAGCAGCATGATCAACCGCGAAATCGAAGCCAGCTTTGCCGATTGGATCACCTCGGGCGTGAGCGGAACGTCTTTGGTCGGCGCGTCTATCCGCAGCGGCATCCCGTCCGAGTCGCTGTCTTACCCTGCCGTCATCGTCCAGGCTAACTCCAGCGAAGTCTTAGAAGGCGGGGCCAGACAGGGCTCTCGGATCAACGTGGACATTAGTGTGGTCAGCTCCGCAAGCAACGAAAGCGGCTGGCAAACCGCGCACAAAAACAGGGTAGGGGCGCTGGCCAAACTAATGGACGATACCAACACCAACCCAAGTCTTGCCTCGATCAACGCCGCGCAAAGCGATTACACCCTCTATGGCTGGGCGCTTTCCGAGTTGGCCAGCGAAACCTCGGCCAACCACCAAGCCGACAGCTTCCGCCTGGCTGCCGTGGCTGGCGACCGCATTGGGACCACGCCCACAGGGCCGACCAATGCCGACCCGCAGGACTTCAGCCTGCGCCATGAGGTTGAACAGATCCTAGCCGCGCACCTTATGGCCGAGCTGCCCGGTTCCGTAACTGACGATTATTCGGTCCAGCCCTACTACAACGAAGCCGCTGCCGCCGGCTCCCGCATCGTGGCTGCCTGCCTGTCAGCGTCCAAGCCTTTCCCGCAGTTGGCGCGCTACCAGGCGCAGGCCACCGTTCACGTCATCACCAATGGGGCCGATTCGACGGGCCACGTTGCCGCCGTGCGCCAAGTGCAAGACACGCTGCGCCTGCTCACAACGCAGGATTTTACCTCGGCCAACGTCACTGTGGCAGGGGTCATTGAGGGTTCGCACACCAACGATACGGACAGTAACCGCATTTCTGATGTGCTGGCCCTGAGTCTCTACGCGCAAGTAAACTAGGGAAGTTGACACCGCCCGCGAGGGCATGGCTATCGTCTATGGCGTCTCTGGGGCTTTTTCTAAGTCCACCTCTAAAACCTTTGAGAAACTACTTGTCGCGGACAAGAACGGCGTTACTACGACGATCCTTTCCAAATACGTTCGCACCGAGACAACCACCGAAACGGTTGGCGCAACTTTCGGCGCAGGGGCCATTGGCTCGGATGACGTTCTTAACGCAACCATCACGGCCCAGGTGGACGAGCAACTTATCGAAAGCGGCACGGCCAGCACCGCGCCTCCCTCTATTCGTTTTTACAATCCACGCGCCGAGGCGTCTGCTCAGATCCTTGGCGAATTCACTGGGTCGAGCTTTAGCCTTGATGGCATCACTTTTACAACCTTGAGCGCCGAGAAGGCCGAAACGTCGGGCGATGTGGTCAAGACCAACATTCGTGGCACGGCCATCAACACGGCCACGGTGGGCGGCTCAACCCTGACCACTGGAGACCATTCGACAACTTCAACCATTCGGGTTGAAAAGCGCCTCTCCAACACCGATTACAACCGCATCACCGTCACAACGGTTGCCTTTGCCGGATTCTAACCGCCAGCGGCTATGGATAGCCTGGCCGCAGAAGCGTTTCTAAACGCAAGCCACAAGGTTTATGGCCTCGCCATGCGCCCACTGTCGCTGGGTCACGCCTTTGTCCTAGAAAGTCTCGGCAATCCCTTTTACCACGGACGCCTTGGCGCACCCGAGGAGCTGCGCGTGGCCGCGTGGATCTGCGCCAACCCGCCGCTTTCTGCGCTTCGCCTCGGCGGGGCGGGCAACTTGTGGTGGCGCTACCGCACCCGCAATGCCGATTTTGAGCGCGAGGTGGCCCGCTGGAAGGTCTTTGTTGATGACTTCTGCACACCACCGCAGCTTTGGACAAAAACCCCAAAGCCGGGCGAAAGCCGCGCCGAGCCGTCGCGCATCCCGCACCAAATTTCAACCGCCGTGCGCTTGATGCGCCTTGGCATGAGCGAGCGCGAGGCATGGCAAACTCCAGTGGGTGTAGCCTCTTGGTATGAGGCTGCCGGCTACGAAACCGAAAGCGGGTCACGCCTGGACATTGTGACCGACTCCGAGCGGGTCGCCATACTGCGGCAGAAGATCAGGGAGCAAGAGGCCGCAGCGTCTGACATGGAGGGTAAGGACGAAGGCAATGGCTGAAGTAAAAGTAAAAATTACAGCTCAGAACGAGGTGCAGACGGGTCTGCAAGCCTCGCTGGCTGAAGTGCGCCAATTTGCTGGGCAAGCGCAGAAGGAGATGCAAGCGGCCATGCAGATGCCCGCCCGGCAGCCTGCACAAGAGCGGGTCGCCCCGACCTTTAAAATAGACATTGGCGATTACGGAATGGAGCCGCTGCGCCAGATGCAGGAGGAGCTAAAGAAGGTTCGGCAATCAGCCCAAGAGGCGCTTGACCCATCAGTTCCGCAAGACTTCGCCGGGGGCATCGGTGGTGTAATTGGGCGATTTGCAATCCTCATTGGGGTGGCAGCTACGGTTGGCAAGGTCATTGCTTCTGCTTTTGATACCTTGAGCAACACGGTTGTTGCTGCCACAAAAGTTCAAAACCAGTTTGCAGAGTCTTTGGCAGAAGCAGGAAGCCAAACCACCCTTAGTGGGGCCATTTCTTCATTTAAAAATTTGCAATCCCTCGCAGAGCAAACTGGCGAGACTATTGATAAAAATCTCGGAAAGGGGGTTGGTGAGGCACTGGGAAATGCGGTTAGCGGCAGACCTTCGCAACTTTTTGCACGAATTGCCGACGCATTCACTGGATTGACGGGGGGCGATACAGTTCAAAAGACGCTAGAAAAAAACCAAAAGGCCCAACAGGAGCAGTCGCTGCAAAGCCTAAAAGCATCTTTAGCCCTTCAGCGGTCACAGGCAGAGCAACTTGCTGGCGCTGGGGGAGATCCCGAAAGGGTTGATGCAGTCAAAAGAGCGCAAGAAGTTAAACAGCGCCGCCAAGATTTGGATTTTGCCTTAGAAGCCGGAAACGTTAGCTTTGCAGATTCAGCAGCACTAAAGGCCGAGCTTGATGCCGTTATTGCGGCAGAAGATGCGGCAGATGCTGCCCAAAAACGCTTAGAAGCCGAAAAAGAAATCACCCGCGAAAAAGAGCGCCAGCAAAAATTGGAGTCTGGCACACGCGAGGGCAACGTGATCGGCAAGCAGCTCGGGCCAGGCAGCTTTGAGGGCATGGAGGAGCTGAACCGCGAGCGGGAAAGCGTTCGCAAGGATGCCGAGCAGGCAGCTAAAGAGGCCGAGCGCACACAAAGAGAGGCAGACCGCAAAAAACAAAGGGCCGACCAGTTTAATCTTAACACCAAGCTGTTAGAGTCCCGCGCCTTGGGCGACGAAGCCGCTGAAGAATCAATCCTGCGAAAGCAAGACCTTGCAAAAGGACAGGAAGCAACGGGTTCTTTTGATGACGCGGCCCGCTTTGCCGCCGCCGCCGCCGCACTGCGCGACCAGCAAAACCAAACCACCGCAGACGCCTTTGGCGCATCGAGCCTTCAGCGGGTAGGTGGCGCATCAACCGAGTTTTTCCGAACTGGCCCGCGTGATCCCATCGAACAACAAAAGAAAACCAACAGCTTTTTAGCCGAGATCCTCAAGGAATTTAAGGACAAGGACACCTTGGTTTTGAAAAACAGTTAACCGACTACTAACATGGCACAAATTGAAACAACCGGGGGAGGCGTAAGCTATACCCCAGACGGCAAAAAAATTACTAGGCAAGTCTATGTGCTAACGGGCGGAACCACGTCAGTAACGCCAGACGCCGTAACCGGGGCCACGATCACGTCTGCCGACTTTGCAGACATCGAGGCTGGTAGCCGGCGTGTTACTGTAACGTGGACCGAGGGACTAAGCGCAGGCGGGGGAAGCAGCTCAACGCCGGGAGCGGGCAGCGCAGGCGGCGGGGCCACAGTTGAGTTGGCCGGCGGGGCAAGAGAAGTGCCAATTCAAGCGCACAAGGTTTTTAAGGACGCAGTAACCAACGCACAGCTTCAAGAAATTACTGGAGCCATTTCGGAAAACCGCACTGTTGACCCAGCTATTGTTCCAACCGATACCGATAACAAGGCTCGGGTTCTTTACAATATGTTGTTTCGCGGGCAGGAGTTCTACCTCACGCCAGCCATCACCTACCGCGAAACCACCTTGGATGTAGACCTTCCAAGGCTCGATGACCTTTGCACGGTGAACGCTCCTAACAAAGCGCCATCCGTGGCCTCGGGGCAAAACTGGCTGCTGGTTTCCGTCAATGGTCGCTCAGTAGCCAACCCGAGCGGCGACATCACCTACGAAATCACACGCGAATGGATGCTCTCTGACCGAAAAGGATGGGACCCTGATGGCATCATTTACGACGGCAGCTAGACCATGAAGGGAATTACGCCATTTTCACCAGGGCGGCCACTCTTGTCGGAAATCACCGCCGACAAGCTCAACGCTATTCTGGCTGAAATCAAACGCAACCGGCCAGTAGTGGCTTATCCCCTAACGGCTCGGGTTGGGGGAGATGGGACTTTTATTTCTCTTGGCAAGCTGCCGCAGGCAAGCGGCACACCCGCCACCATCCAACCTTGGGACTTGCAGGCCCGCGTTGATCCCGACGCCGATCCCGAGGACACAACCCCTCCCTACCTTGTCCGTGTTCGCCCTGGCACAGCTAACGGCATCTTGCCTAGCAACTGGGACGAGGAGTTTGAATATCCCGGCACGGGCTTGTGGTATGCCAAGGCCGTGATTGCCACTGACGGCGAGGCCATCACTGGCGTGACTATTGAGATCGATCAGACACCGCCCACAGTGCAGGAGCCGGTGGAGTTTGGCATTGCCACATCGGTCGAATATTTGTTTGGGCTGTTCTCCGAGGGCCAAGTTTATCGGGTGATTGGGGCGGGGCAAATTGTCCTGCCGACCCGCACCTGGCTAGTGACCAGCGCCGACCCCGTGGCGGCCCCGGGCGAGTCGCCCTACGACATCTATTATCTGCTCGGGCCATGATCGCCTGGACAATTCCACGGGCAAAAGTCCTGACCGGCTACACCCAGCAAACGGCCGGCGATTCAAGCAGCATCTTAGACACAGATACTTATCAATTTAGCAACACCCTTACTGGGGGAGCCTCGCTGTCGAGAACCTACACTTTTGCTGGTTCATCCCATACAAGCTATGGAGCGACTGGTTCAACTACTTACTTTTCCTCGTCCTCTAGCGCCTCAAGCACAGAGTCTAACTTGCTTAACGGATCTACTAACTCTAGCTCTGACAGTTTTTCCTCAAGCGGAAGCACGACATCATCTCTGTTTTCTTACGTTGCACAAACCAGCACTACCGAAACCTACGAATACACATTTGCGGTTAGTCTTACCACGGCCACCACTGGCTCGGGATGGTCTTATAGCGGCAGTAATTTTTTTACAATTTCAACAAGCACAACAGAAAACACGACAAGCGCGCAAACAGGGACTGTCACACTTGATGCCACAACCGAAAGCGGAACAGTTCTTTACGGAGGGCTGGCCGACACAATTCTGCAAGCGGCCACCTCCGAGGTCATTTGGTATTACAGTTCAATCACCGAGTGGAGCGGAATAACTGCCGCCACCAGCCGCGCCACATCAACTACTCGGCTAACCATCTCGCCACTGGCAATCTTAACGGCATTGCCAAAGGTGACTGCCAGCACTAGCCAAAGCTCAACTGGGGTGGCGGGCAACACGTCGCACAGCTACAGTTACGCAGACAGCACTTATCAGAGCCAATACACAAACACCACAGCAACTGCCACAGCAACAACCCTTGTGTTTTTGGGAGAGTTGCCAAACTACACAAGCGCGGGGACAACAACGGTCGCAACGACAACTACGGCATCGTTTGTCGCAACACTTTTTTACAGTGACGAAAGCTCAGTTGGGGCAACAAATGGGTCAACTCGGGTGTTGAGCTTTGCCACCGTGTCAGACGAAGCAACGCCTGGCACGTTTTACAGTGGATCTTTGCTGACCTGGGACGCACCACGCACAACCACAACGTCTTACTCACTCACAACCACCGCGCCGATTGCTTTGTGTGCCGCATCGCAAAGTTCAAACTCTACCTCTGTTACTACCAACGACACTTTTTCAGATACTGATGGTGGGGGGACTACATCCCGCAGGACTGTGAATACCGCAGGGGGAGCCTCAAGTGGAAAAACCATAAATCAAAACACCTATCTGCCGCAGCCGCCCATTTGCGGCACATCTATGCCCGGCTTTGTGAATCAATCCAAATTTGTCCCAAGGGCAGCCAAGCTCGGAACGTCCAGCGGGTATTGGTTTGAGTTGGATGTCTCGGACACGATTGAAGACAAAACCTACGCCTACCAAGGCCGCTCGTTTCTGACCACCCTGATGCCGACCACCGCATCAGCCGCAACCTACAACAGCGACAGCATCACCTTTACCAGGTCCACCCTAATCTCTGGACAGCCAGCCACGATCACGTCCAGTGCCGTTCTTCAAGTTGCAGGGAATTCAACCACAACAACTTTTGCCGCCGGGCCGATTGGCATTTGGGGCGGATCACCGGCAGAGGGCGAAACCTTTGCCAACATTGCAGGATTAGACGGCGTCTACCGCAACCGAATCGGCGGCGAGACATCATCGTTTCAACGCGGGGCCACTACGTTTTCTGACAGTCTGCCGCTTTCTTCCTTTTTTCCCATCAAGGGCTTTGGGCCACCCTTGGGCGCGGACGTTGAAACCCGTCCCTCATTTGGCTACTGGACCGAGGCCCGCAACAGCACGGCACTGCCGCCGACCATGCCGCCTTGACACGCCGCCCGCCCGCGAGTGTTAGCCATCGCAACTTACGCAACTCGTTCGTATTTCCACGTCTGGCCCCAGTTCTTAAGGCGCATTGCCGCCGCCGCAGGCCACCACGCCGAAGCGCATTTTGTCCTGGCAACTGATCAGAGCGACGAGGCCAAGGCTGCCATTGAGGCCGCAAGGGTAGAGTTACCCGAGGGGTGGCGCATTCAAGCCATTGCCCTGCCAATGGAGGACGGCGGGGTAGAGGGCAAGAACTACCAGGTGGAAGCGCAAATGCGTATCGCTGCCTTGCAAGGCGCGGCCTTTGCCGCAGCCAGAAAGATCCGCGCCACGGCCCTGTGGTCTGTCGAGGCTGACAACCTTGTCCCGCCGGATGCCCTGCGGGTGGCCGAGTGGGCTTTGCAGATGCCGACTGAAGACGGGTCGCCTTACTATCATGTGGCGGCGGTCACTTACCCCAACGGCCTCTTCCTTGGCGGCAACGGCACGCCGACAAACCCGATTGCCGAAGACTTTACCGAGAAGGAGCGCAAGCTGCCGCCACGCCTAGTCCGAGCTTTGGAGGCTTGCCGCGCCCGGCTGAAGGACTGCCAGGACAAAGCCATTGGCGAAAAGGAAGGCAAGCGCGTTGGGCGGCTGGCCGAGCGGGTAAAGAAATGCCCGCCAGACGGCAACGTGTTTGAAGTTAGTGGCAAACATGGCTGGAGGCGCAGGGGCTGGATGGACTTCGCCTACCCTGGCATTGGCCGTGGGGCCATTGTGCCGAGCGATTGGTGCGGCCTCGGCTGCACGCTCATGTCTGCTCGGGCGCTGGCACTGGCCACCTTTGAGGGCTATCAAGGGCAGGGGACGCAAGACCTTTTCCTTTGCTGGCATCGGTGGCATCCCGCCCGGCTACGCATCGCGGCCATCCCGCACACTGCCGCCGACCACGTTAAGCGGGATGCGAAAGGCGAGATCGTCCACCACCGGGCGTATCACGAAACAGAAGGCGAATACCGGGGCCACCTTCGGCAACGTCAGCAGGCATGGATGCCATGTTAGCCCAGATCCGCGCACTCACCGCTCACATCGATGAGCGTGGACGCCTGACCGAGATCCACCGCGCATCGGATGACGCGCATGGCTTCGGGCAAGCCTACATCACCACGGCCTCGGCGGGCGTAGTCAAAGCCTGGCATCGCCACCGCGTCCAAGTAGATCGTTGGTATTGCGTGGCCGGCGCGGCCAAGGTCGGGATTTGGGACGCTGAAGCCATGCGGGGCGAAACCATCATCCTTGCCGCCGACCATCCGCAGCTTTTGGTGATCCCGGCTGGCTTGTTCCACGGGTTCACGCCGTGCCACGGCCACCGCGAAGCATCCATTCTCAACTTGCCAAGTCACGAATACGACCCTGCCGATCCAGACGAAGACCGTCGGGGGCCGTTTGCCTTCCCATTTCAATGGGACGTTCAGTCTCGCTGACCCTTTGACACAGAGCCGAGGGCAAGGCCATGCGCGTTTACGTCAACCTCGATTCCCGCGAATTCGTTGTTTCTCCTGTTTTGTTGCAGCGGGTAAGCACGCTATTTTTTACCCGCCGAGACATCGTGCCTGTCCAAGTTCAGTTCGTGCGCGGCGGCACGGTAGTCGAATTGGCAGCCGGGGCCACAGGCCAGATGGGCCTTAAAAAGACCTTTGCTGGCAGCTTCTTGGCCAATGACGCTGCATTTACCAAAACCGGCACGGGGACAACCACCGTCTATCAGTTCGACCTCAACCTAAACACGACCAACCTCAACGCGGAGTTCCCGCTAGACACGGAGGAAAGCATCACCGCCAAGGTCGAAATTGAGTGGACGGAAAGCGGAACGACCTCCTCCACGCTGCCGACAAGCGCGACTGTTTTTAACGATGTGATCCGTGGCGGCGAAGGCGTGCCGACTGTCACGGCAGCGGCCTCGTTTAAGCTCCTTTCGGCTGACTCAAGCCTTTGGACGATCACCGTGGACAACGATGGAATTTTGACAGCGACCAAATAACGAAAGCCCAATGAAACTCCGCCTCCTAATACTCCTCGCCGCCGCCGCCGCCCTGGCTGCCGCACCCGCCGCAGGGCAGACCGTAAAATCTTTAGGATACAACACAACGAACGGGCAAATAGTTTACAGCGGCAGCAATTCCCTAACCTTCACAAACGCGCTGCAATTTGCCACCAACGCCCGGGCGACCACGCGCACGAACTTGGGGCTCGGCGGAAGCGACAGCGTTACCTTTAGCAACTTGTCACTTAACGCGAGTGGAAGTTTAGCGATAGGGGGCATGAATGTGACCGCTATAACCTCGGGCATAGACCTCGCATTCAAACGCGCCGGGAGCACTGAACTGGAACTAAAAACTAACGGGCTTATTTTACACGCAGGTTCATATGCTTTCAGCGGTGGCAACAGCAATGGAGCCTCGACCAGCCGCACCAACTTGGGCCTCGGCGGAACTAACACCGTAACCTTCAGCAACATTCAACTAAACAGCTTCCCCGGTGGTGGCAGCACTGGGTTTGTCGGTCACAGCGCTGGTCAGTTAACACTGTACGGCACAAACGTCTCGACCTCGGTCCCTGCCTTTTACGGATATGACGGATTCAACAACACCGCCTTTTCTGCAGCGACGGCGCGCACCAACCTAGCCTTGGGCGCAACCAACAACGTCACGTTCTCCAACGTAACAGCAAGCGGAACCCTCACCGCCACCGGCAACGCGACCCTCAACGGCACCGACAACCTCGCGCCATCACAGACAACAAACAGTGCATCGAGCTTGATGACTCGATCGCTTTCCGATGCACGGTATCTGCCGAACTTCAGCCAATTTCTAAACGGGAGGTTTTATTACCAAACGGCGGCAGACTGGATGCCAACCAAGGCAACGAACGGCGGAACAGCATCTTTTGTTGCAACAGGATCTCGCTGGGCGGTCAATTTGGCCACCAATGCCAGCAGCGCAAGTGGCGTGCGGTTGGGAAGATTGGATCGCGGATACAATGACACCCCCATCCTGGCTTGGAGCGGAGCATTCACTGCATTTGTTTACGCCGAAATATGGTCAAGAACAAATGCGATATGCCGTTTTGTTGTGACCCAGACCGGAACCACAGAGGGCATAGCAAACTATCCTACCAACAGGGCGGTTGGTATAGAATTTCGCGGAGACGCTAATATGGAAGCCCGATTGATCGCGCACAACGGGACCACCGCAACCAATGGTCCTTGGGTTTCGTTTGATTATGGAAGTATTGTTTATGCTTACAACACTCTTTTTGCAGTAAGGCACTTAACAAACGGGACTGTGGAACTTTATAGGAACTCCACCAACGTGCCATCGGCCACGATAACGGGTGGGCCGACCAATGGATCATCGGCAAGTTTTGTCCATGTTGACTACGGCATGGAGAACAGCACTAACGCGGCAGTCAACGCAGGAAATATGCAAAACAGCGTCCAATGGTGGGGCGTCGAATACGATTAACCATGAAACTCCTCCTCTCCAACAACAGCTTAACCCGCTATTCCCAAAGCGGAGCATACGCCACCACCACCGCCATCCCTCTCGACGGCGACCTCGCCACAACCGCGCAGAGCCTGCTCGCATGGTTGCAAGCCCAACTGGTCAAAGGCGAGGCCGTGGGTCAAGTATTCATTGAGCCAGAAGGAACGCACTCCGAACTCGACGCAGAGGGTAACGTCATCTCGACCCGTGCCAAGCTATCCGCCGCCATCACCGCGCATACGGAAGTAGGATCGCGGTCCGCAGTGTTCTCCAGCGAGAGTCTTCCCGCAGAACTGCGCGATGGTCTGCTCGCAGCGTGGACCGCAATAGAAGCAATGCCGTGAGTCTTCTGGATCAACATCTCTCGACTGTCGAACGAGGTGCGCTCGGAACGCTTGCCACTACGGGCAGCGTAGCGATTTCATTCTTGTCGCAGTTTGAATTGTATCTTCGCATCGGAGGATTGCTGATCGGCTTGGCAATCGGCGTGGTAACTTTGATGAGTGTGTGGCGTGATTTTCAGCGGAAGAAATAATATGGCCGCGACTACCTACGATCTAACCATTGAGCAGGGCGCGACTTTTTCTTTGGTCATCACCTACAAGGACAATGACACACCAGTAAATTTAACTGGCTACACCGCTCGGATGCAAGTGCGTAGCACGATGGAATCTGCGACTGTGCTTATTGAACTTACGACAGGCGCAGATGGTCGCATTGTTTTAGGAGGGTCCGCTGGAACCATCACAATGACGATAGCGGCTACTGATACTGCCGCACTTACGGCAGGACGCGCGGTGTATGATCTGGAATTGGTTAGCGGCGGCGGCATCGTGACGAGGTTAATCCAAGGGGTCTGCACTATTTCCCGCAACGTCACGAGGTGATCTATGGCATCCGAGATTGTTATTCAAGCAAGCACCGCAACGCTCGTCTTGGAAGTTAGTCAAACCTCTGTTCTTGAAATCGGAGCGGCGGGACCACAAGGCACATCTGCCGTTCTTGCCAATGGCGTGACCTCTGTGACCTTCGTGACCTCGACCGGAGTTCAGTATTCAGTAGCCGTCGACGATGATGGAGTGTTGACCACGACAAAGCTTTGACACGCAGCCAAGGATCTATGGAAAAGATTCTTGAACAACTCGGACAGAACAGCACTTGGCGCGGACTTATTCTTCTTGCAGGTGCGCTTGGATGGCAGCTTTCGGAGACGCACAACGAGGCGATCATCGCCGCCGCTATCGGATTGGTTGGGTTGATCAACGTCTTTCGCAAAGGCTAATCGTGCGCCATTTTCTTTTGGCGTCTCTCGCGTTGCTCCTAACCGGATGCGCCGGAATGAAAGTCGGCATGGGTTACAATATGGAGGAGAGGCAGTTTTTCCTTCAGCTTGAAAAGCCTCTTGAGTCCGGATTAAAAAAGTGAAGTTCTTCTCATGGTTAAAAGCTTTATTCGCGGCCTCTCCCGCTGGCCCTCCACCGACCTCGCTGAAATCGTCATTGCCATCCAAGGCATCCTCCACAGACGCGCCGAGCAAGCCAAAGGCGACAAGCCCAAGGCATCGAGAAAAGCAACTGAACACGCCGAACGTAAGTAACGGAAGAAGCATTGTTCCCAAGGCGATCGTTCTGCATCATACGAGCGGAAACTATAATGGTTCTGTCGCGTGGTGCTTGGACCCGGCAAGTCGCGTCAGCTATCATTGCATCGTTGCGAAAGACGGACGCAGAAGCGTCCTCGCAGATGCGGACGAACGCACTTGGCACGCTGGAGTTTCATCGTGGCGTGGTCGCAAAGACCTTAATTCGTGGAGTGTTGGTGCAGCATTTGAAGGTGATACCAACAAGCGTCAGCTTAACGAGGCCGAGATGGAAAGCATGGCCGACTATCTGCTTCCCATAATGAAACGCTACAACCTTTTCTTGAGAGACGTTACGGATCACCGGACTGTCTCGCCCGGAAGGAAAGACGATCTTGCGATGTCCGAGTTTGCAAGGTTCAAGGACTATCTCTCAAAGCGACTTGGTTGAACGTGTTTAATTATTTGCGTTCTTTAGACACGTTCTCAAGACGTGTATAAGGCATCGACACATCAAAGCCGCTTTGCCAAATACAAAGCAGACTTGCCGCCCCACTTGGTGGCAGGACGATAGAACCGATAGCCGCAGCGGATGAGCGAGTTGATCGAGGGGCAGTTCCATAAGACGCAATACGTCACCAACTCCCGCAAACCCTCGGCCCTAGCCCATGCTTCCCGCGCACGGATCAGACGTTTTTGCAGGCCACGCCCACGGTGGCGAGCAACAACCCCTACGCGGCACAAGAACCCCAGGCCCGCATTGTGATCTTCTTGGCAGACGCGAAGCCCTGCGTAGGCCACAGGTTCGTCGCCGCGATAGGCCAACCACCACATCGATCCGTCAAGACTCACCCGGGCATCGTGCGGAAAGCATTCCTCGTCCAGCGGCAGAACCGCCAGCGGCGTCTCCTCGCGCTGGATGTGGTAGGTCATTTGAGTCTGTAGTGCGGAACAGGCCGAGTCTGCGCGGCCAACTTGATGGTGAAGCTGCGCTTTTCGGCAAGACCCGCTTCGACCATCCGCGCCAAGGAAGTGCTGGTGCTGCACTCGCTGCGCCCTCGGGCTTTTGATAGTTCCTTGCAAGTGAACCAACCGGGCGGGACGACCTCGGCCACCACGGTTCCAGCGGCCAGGGCTTTGCACCACCTCGCCAAGTCTGGGTCGGGCTTTGCTGTCTTCATAGCGGCAGCCGGTAGTGCGGCGACAAAGTCTCCAGCCGCACAATGGTCAGGTTGTCCGAATACTCAAACCAGCAGAGGCCGTGCGCCCAGCCAAGGGTCTGCCGGCGGGTCTGGGCATAACCCACATCGAGCTTGATCCCGCAACCCACATTGTAGCCGACCACCGGGCGCTGAGTGCGGCCCTGCTCTTGGGCGACTCGATGGGTGTGGCCAAAGACGCAAGACATCCCAAGCGCCTCGGCGTGATCCCGAGCCGCGCTCACGTTGTACATCACCCCATGCAGGAAAAGGGCGTTGCCAAGCTGCACGCAAGCGGAAGGTCGCAGGCCGTCGTAGGGGATGAGCTTGGCCTTCATCTCCTTGGCCGCATCGGAGATCCGCCCGAGCACGTTGCCGGCGGCGTAGCTGACCACGGCATTGCCGCTGTGAGCCAGGCCGACCAGCCGGTGCTCGTGGTTGCCCATTAGGACGTGCGTCGGCTCTAACTCCCGCAGGAACGACAGGCCAGCCAGCAAATCGTCGGCCATGCTTTCCGCTCGATCAGGATCGTCGGGCTTGGCCGAGGACCGCAGCGCGGCCATGTCGGTGAAGTCTCCGAGGTGCAGAACCGTATCGGGTTTCCACAACTGCCGCATCTTGAGCATGGCGGCCAGCGCCTTTGGGTCGGCCTCATGGCCATGAGTGCATGAAATCGCCAGACCACGGCGAAATTTTCGGGTTACGCTCGCCACGAAGCGGCGCGCTATGTCAAAAAACACTGACTATACAATTTCACAAACGGGCTTGCCTTATGCCGCAAACGGCCTATTGATTGCCCTATGCCGAATTGCCCCTGTTGCGGCCAACAACTCCCGCCCGAACAGCCCGAGTGGCGCAAGGACGGCGAGGCTTTGGGGCGGGTGAGGGGAGCTATTGCCAGGATGCTGCGGGAGCCTGACTCGCTGGCCGGCCTGCCCGCCCAGGCCAAAAGAGCGCTGTCGGCGGCAGGGATGGCGGGTGCGCCCGAGGCCATAGCCAAGGCGCTTTACGAAAATCTGGTGACGGTCAAGACCAAGGGGATCGGACCATGCACAATGAACCGCATTGAACGATGGCTGGAGGGCAAAGGAATCGTGCGCGTTAGCAGGGACGAAAAGTTTTTTTACAAAAAGACAAAAAAGTGGTTGACGTAATGCAAGTGTGCTTGTATCACGCTACATGAACAAACGCACCCCAATGCAAAATAACGAAACCAAAGCCAGTATTAACCTACGCAAAGAGCGTAGCCCCGAAGCCACCGTGTTGTGCATCAGCCTGCCACGGATAATGAAAAACGCCATCGTTCGCCGGGCCAGAAACCGCGATATGAGCGTGTCCACCATGCTCCGCGATTGGATCTTGCCGACCCTGCAAGACCGTGACGAGCAGTTTGCCGCCGAATGGCAGCGACGCATGAGCCGCATCGAATACTAACACGGCGTCATAACCCACTTTATGTCCGTAATAACAAGCGAACAGTGTCCAGCCGCTGCCGTTCAGCGGGAACATCAACCAAATAATACAGCGTGTGGGAGCTCCAATATTCAATTAGTCATGACATATAAAGAGACTGCCACCTCCGTGGAAGTGTCTCCAGAACTAGCCGCTTGGCTCCACGAAAGATGCACAGAATTAGATGTTTGCGCTCTTTCCGTTCTGGTCGGTTGCGCTGAGTTTGTCATGCAGTCTGAATAAGAATGCGTAATATGCCGAAAGACGCGCCAATACTGCTCCCTGTCTCAATCCGACTTCCTGCCAACGTGGTGCAAGAGGCTCGGCAACAGGGGGAATTTGTGCGCGGAGGGGCCAGTCAGGTTTTAAGAACCTGGCTGGTCGCCGGCAAGGCCAAATTGACTCCTAAATTTTTGCGCGGTTCGTATTACGCGCCAATACACCAAAAGAAATAAAAAACATGGACCCCATTAACATCATCGCAGGAACCTCGGCCTTGGCTGCCCTCATTGGCCTAGCCTTCATGTCGGGCCACGAGTATGGCCGCAAGGCCGGCATCACCACCGAGCGCCGGCTGGCCGATCATCGGGTAAGCGCGCTTCTTGAGCGCGAAAACCGCCGCGCCCCTCGCAGGAGCAACCGCAAATGAGCATTCGCCCGAGCGTGATTGACCGTCGCGGAGAGCGGCCCTGTCTGCCAACAGGCGCACTGCTCGCTGTCTGCGAGCGGTTGGCCCAGGGCGGCACACCTTCGCTCAAAGACCGCGTGGTGGCCGTTCTTAGCCAACTCCGCAACCGCATCAGCCTGTGATTCCTCACCCTCCAGATCAGTCACTGATGGCCATGCTCATCCTCTGCGCGCTGGCGCTGGGCTGCGCCTGGTCAGTCAACGCCCTTATCCAATTACTCAAATGATCCGCGAACTGGAAGGACTCACAGGCTCGTCGTTCAACGGCAAGCCAACAATGCGAACCGGGGATAAAGTCCGCGAGCGCAGCGGCTACGAGTTGTTGGCTTGGGCCATCCTTGAGCAAGCCGTGGATGACCTGGCGACCTTCGCTCGCTACGGCCTGATTACTCCCCAGGGCGAATGCCGGCCTTGGCCCTATCAAATGCGGAGAAGGTTCAAAATGCAGGGCGGGCAGCTTGAGTGTTTTAACCACCGAGCCCGAGCGCAAATTTGTTGCTGCACCGGCCCGCATGAGCACCGGCAACTGCGGGCGTGGTTCCTATCAGACGAGGCACAAACCTTTTGCGACCTCATCGGCTGCACTCTCGACCCCGCCGAAATTTTTGCCAGCACGATCAAACATCACTCAGGAGGAAAACTGTGAGTCACGAAATGGAAATGGAAGATTACATGGTTGATCTGCGCCGAAAGGTGGCAATCGTCGAAGAGCAGAACCAAGCCCTGCGCGAGCAAAACAGTCGTTTGACGTTGGCTCTTGATGAGGCTCTGGCCGTCGCTCGCCGTTATCGCGGCGGCATCAAGCAGGAGGATACACTTTGAGCAACAATCTCGTAGGGGAAATGCTGGTCGGGCGGGTGAACCTTGGGGGGTTCTCACAAGCCTGTCCGGCCAGCTATTCCTGCACCGAGGACGCAATGGCTCGGTCCATCGTTCGGCTTGAGTGCGAAAACGAGGAACTGCGGGCCACCGTAGCAATGCTTGAGGCCGAGCGCGAAATTATGCGCGCCAAACTCATTTGCGGCGCACGGCCCGCCACGTTGGAAGAGGTCAGAGAGTCGGTGCGCGAGAAGTATGACCCTGAGTACGAATTCGGAGGGCGCGACAATGAGTAAGATGAGCCGCGACAAGGGCAAGCGGGGCGAGCGTCTATGGCGTGACGTATTGCGCGCTTACGGCTTTGTGGCCGAGCGCGCCGGTTACAAGCAAGCGGCCTTTGGTGGTGGTGGTGCCGACGTGGAGGACAACAGCGGCCTTTGGTGGGAAGTCAAGTTCGTCGAGAAGCTCAACGTGCGCCAGGCATACGAGCAGGCAGCGGTGGCTGCGGCTTTCGATCAGCCGCCGGCCGTGGCGCATAAGACCTCGAGCAAGCCGTGGTTAGTGACGATGGCAGGGGAAGATTTTCTTTTGATTTTGCAGAAGCTCAGGGCCGCCGAAGTGCGACCGGCTGACGCACAACAGCAATCCGCCGGGTGCGCCGGGTAGCTGAACAACTAAGCACCAACAAGAAAGAGAACACACATATGGCAAAGATACCTGAAAGCAGTGGCGGCGGATTGGCGGACATGGGGCCACCACCACCGGCCGGAACCTACCTCGCAGTTTGCACCGACGTGATCGACCTTTACGGGGTCGATCGCAAGAAGTATGAATCGGAGGAAATGGAGAAGGTGGACGTGACGCGCTTCGTCTTCGGCGTGAAAGCGAAAAGCGGCCAACTGCACAAAATCGCCACCCGCGAGATGAAGATCACCAGCGGGCCGAAGGCTAACCTGACCAAGTTCATCAAAGCGTGGACAGGCGAGGTGCCGAAAGCGGGCTGGGACACCGAATCCCTTAAGGGCAAGGGCGCGCAGATCACCGTGACGGCCGAGGAGGCCCGCAACGGAAAGACCTACAACAACATCACGGGCATTGCCCCGGTGTTGGAGGACTACGCGGACAAGGTGCCGGCGGTCAACGCCTTCGCCAAGGTCGGCGGGAATGTGTCGGATGATTCCGACCTCGAGGTGCTCGGGCCGGTCAAGGGCGGAGATCCGTTCTGAGGAAATTGGGGCGGGAGCGCAGCGGAGTCCAACTTTCGACGGGAAGACTCCAGCGCCCCGCCCCGCAACCCTACCGATTGCATGGCCATTATTACGAAGTCCGTCATGGACTCAAGCCACTGGTATTCCCTAGACGGAAAGCCGGTTCACACCCAACCGACAAAGGACGGCGAGGGGCAACGGGCAACAACTTTGCGGGACGCCCGCAAGTTGGCTTTGCTGCCGTCAGTCACTTCGATCATCAGTATCCTCGACAAGCCGCAGCTTACGCGCTGGAAGCTGCGCGAGACTGCCAAGGCGGCGCTCAATGTGCCGCCGCCGCAGGGCGATGAACCGCTCGAGCGGTTTGCGGATCGGGCCATCGAGCACGCGATGAGCCAGGTGGGCGAGGCGGCGGACCTCGGGACTAAGATCCACAACGCTATCGAGAACCTCATGCGCGGCAGCGCCGAGGAGCCGAGCGATGAGATGCGGCCATTCGTCAAGCCGGTGTTGGAGTGGATGCGCTCTGTCGGCGTCAAGGTCACGCATTCCGAAATTGTCTTGGTTAATGCCGTTCACGGCTTCGCCGGCCGAGTGGATGCGTTGTTCACCTGGGGCGACGGCTTTGGGAAGATGGGCATCCTCGACTTCAAGACCAAGAAAACCAAGGAGGGCGAGAAGGTCGAAGCCTACGACGAACACCTTTTGCAGTTGGCAGCTTACGCGGCCACGCATTACAGCCCCGAGCACCTCAAGCACGTTGTCGCGGCCAATCTATTCATTAGCTCGACCGAGCCTGGCCGCCTTGAGGTAGTCAAGCACGACAAGGAGCGGATGGTCGCGGCCTACGAGGCATTCACACAGATGTGCGCGATCTGGCGCTTTCGCAAGGGGTATGACCCGAGGCCGGAAGTGCAAATGAAGGAGGCGGCATGAGCGATTGGACCCCACCGCCAAACCCGATCAGCTTTGATTGGGAAGATTACAACCACGACAAGATGCCGAAGCTGTTCACAGCTGAACAGATTTCAAAAGTTACTGGCATCGAAGAAGTGAGGCTATTGGAGTTGGCGAATGAAGGTTGCGCCCCTCATGTCAGGTTGGACGGAAAGCAAATACGTTTTCTCAAAGAGCACATTGTTTACTGGATCAAAAAAAATCTGGTTCACATTTGCGACGGGACGGCTCTCACGCCAGTCAAGGTTCTTGTGCCGGGAGCAGCTAATGCATCTAAAACACCGCAGGAGCTGACGCAGTTTGCCGACAGGCTTTATTACACGCCAGCTTGGGTGTTTGCGGGCATCTATTTTTTGGTCCGCGAAAACAAAGTTGTTTATGTCGGCCAAGGCGTGAACTGCGGATCTCGTTCCTTGTCCCATCGTGACAAGATATTTGACCACGTTTTTGCCATGCCATGCCCAAGAAAGGAGCTCAATCGAGTTGAGGCGGCATTCATTAGTGTCCTTAAGCCAAAATACAACGCGATAAATACAAGATCAAAGACTCGCAACCACGTTAATTCGCATCCAGAGGCATACAATGATCCTTGGTCCGTTCTTGAACCATTGATTGCAAAGGAGGCCGCATGACCGCCTCCCAAACCACCATCGACAGCGCCATCCTGCGCCTGGCCAAAGAGCGCAACGAGGCGCGCGAGCTCGTGAAGCGCATGGCCTATGCGCCGGCCGACGATAGAAGCCAAGAGCGGTATGAGGCGCATTGCGCTGCCCTGCGGGCGGTTCGGATATGGAAGGAGGGTGACCATGAGTGAGTGGATACCCGCCGACAAGGAACTGCCGGGCAACGTGCGGTGCGTCCTAGCCACGGATATGGAGTGCCATTTCATTGCCATCTACGAGGACGAGCAGTGGATTAACGCGCACACCTCGGACCAGATCGACAGCCATATCACGCATTGGATGGAACTGCCGGAGGCGCCGGAATGAAGCGCAACCGTTGGCAACCGCACCCTGACCGGCTGATCTGGAACAACAACGGCACTTATTGGCTGCGGTGGGCTCCGTTTGATCCCGTGGTGAAGCACCCGCGCATGGCGGCCAACCTAAAGACAAAAGACATCGATGAAGCGCGCCGGCGGCGGGATGAATTCATGGCCAACTGGAATCGGAAGGAGGCAGCGTGAGCAAATTCCTCGCCTGGTGCCGTAATCCCAACCGCCGCAAGCGCGATTGGAACAGCATCCACGGTCAAATATATTTTTGGGCGTGTCTGCTGCGGGACGATGGTGTCGGCCACGCACGGGCATATTACATCATTCGGCGGATGCTGGACGCAGAGCGGGAGGCCGGTGCGCGTTTTGTGCCGGATCGGGAAGTCCTGTCGGCCATTCAGTATTCCTACGAGGTAACACCCTCCACCGGCACGCCACGCACGCGGCCTTGGCCGGTGCCGAACCGCACGCTTCAAGGCGAGTGCCGCCGGCTGTCCAAGGCTCGCGGCTGGACGTTGGACAAGTTGCGGGAGGCTTCGGCCTTTACGGTCAAAGACGCGCTTGAAGCCGACCCTTGGTTCTTTTTGGCGGACATGGTGGGCAAGGGCGCATTGGTTTGCATTGGCCAAGGCGTGGCCAAGTTTCAGACGTTGGCGCTCGAGGAGGTGCGCGGACAGCTTCACCTGTGGGAGTTTGTCGTGCCGAATGCAATGTCGGCCCTCGAGGGCAAGCGCAAGAGCGACGGCGAGCTTTCGGCGCACACCTTGGACAACACGGGGCCACGACAGAACATAGTCGTGGAGTTCGATGACGGGGCCACGCCGGATGAGCAGGCAGCCAGGCATATTTGGCTTTCTGAGTATCGCAAACTGCGGATGGTGGTCTTCAGCGGCAGCAAGTCACTCCACGGCTGGTATCAGGCCAAAGACGAGGCCGATGACCGCAAATTCATGGAGGAGGCCGTGCGCCTGGGTGGCGACCCAAAGACTTGGCTGAAGTCACAATTTGTCCGTTTGCCCAACGGGCAGCGGGAGGATGGAACAATTCAACGAGTGGAGTATTTCGATGCCGCATAAATCAAAAAATGCACAAGCCGTGGGAGCGGATGCCCTCAAAGAAACCGAGCACATGGACGAGAACAAGCCGCTTAACATCCATGTGGTTAAAACGGCCGACAATCCTGACGGGACCAATGACCGAGATATCGACGGCCTGCCGCCCTGGGTGGATGGTAACACGCTCATCGGCTACGAGGACGAGGCACCAGAGGTCTTGATCTGCGGCCCTACCGGCGAGGATGAGGGCGGCGTCCTGCGGCGTTGCTCTAAGCTCGTGGTGGGCGGCGGCTCGAAAATGGGCAAGACGTGGTGCCTGGTTGATCTCGCCTTAGCCGTGGCCTCGGGCGGCAAGTGGCTCGGACACTTTCAATGCCGCCAGGGCAACGTCCTTTACGTTAACCTCGAACTACGGCGACACACTGCCGGCCGCCGGGTGCGGTGGATCGCGGAGAAGCGTGGCCTAATGCAAGGGCTGGCCATCCGTCCCGAGGTGGCCTCGTCCATCCAGACATGGAATCTGCGCGGGCAGTGCTACGACCTAGTGATGATGCTTTCGACGGCTCGGCAGCGACTCAGTGACAAGGACGCCCCAAAGTTCTCCCTGATCATCTTGGATCCCATTTACAAGTGCTACGGGGACAAGGACGAGAACTCGGCCGGCGATATGGCGGCTTTAATGTTAGAGATCGAGCGGTTTGCCGATGAGTGCAACGCGGCCATCGCCTATGCCGCCCACTTCAGCAAGGGCAACCAATCGGGCAAGGAGGCGATGGACAGGATCTCTGGCAGCGGGGTCATGGCGCGTGATCCTGACGCGATCATGACGTTTACCAACCACGAGCAAGAGGACTGCTACACGCTGGACGCGATCCTGCGCGAGTTTGCGCCGATCCCGCCAACGGTTTTCCACTGGCAAGCGCCGCTGATGAATCCGCGCACGGATCTCGACCCGACCAAGCTCAAGCAGCCGGGTAAGGCGGCCAAGACTGTGGCCCCGCAGCGCGCAGAAGCTATCCGCAGGGTGCTGGAGGCCAATGACGGCAGCTTGCCGCGCGCCACGGCCATCCGCATGGCTGTCGAAGCGGAGGGTAAAAAGGCATCAGACCCCGACACTGAACGGGCCTGGTTGGCCTCTTTGGATCGGCACAAAAACGCTTTGGCCGATGAAGGCATCGAGGAGGTGGCCCAAGGGCCGGGCAGAAGCCCGATTTTGCGGATTGAAGTAACCCCAAAAAAGGCGACCCGTGACCCGTTTTGACCCCCCAAAAACCCACCACACACACCCTATAGGGAAATGTGTGTGTGTGGTAGGTCCGAAAGACCAAGGACGGACGTGCCTTACGTCCCGTCCGCCCAAGGTCTGTAGGAGGGCCGACAAATTGACCAAAAACCAATGAAAAAGACACGCAAAGCAAAGCTGGCCGAACTACGAGAGGGCAGGCCAACTCTCAACAATGGCCAACCCGCAGAATGGCTGATTGCGGCAGTGGGCCAAGATGTGGCCGAGGCGGCCGTATTGTTTGCCGCTGCGGCCATTGAGATGGCTGGGGTCACGCTGCGGCTAAATGAGGGGAGGGCAGCGTGAGCATTCCAAAAACGATGGATCAAGTCCCCCAGCATTATGGTCGAAGCCCTGTGCGCCCGGTTGGGCCGCGATATGCGCGCAACCGAACCAAGACCAAGCGTGACTTGGCCAAGGCTAAACGGCGCAGACTTATAGCGAAACAAAGCAGACGGAGGAACCGCAGATGACCAACAACGATTGGAAAAAGGAAAAAGACACAACGCAAGCGCCATGCCCCAAATGTGACGGCAGGGGTTATCGGGGGGGCTATTGCCTTGATTGTGGCGAGTATTGGCACGGTGAAAAAAACGCAACTGCTAATGCCCGAACTGTTGGCAAACGCTTTCAAGAGGCGTGGGCAATTTCACAGGCATCATTTGAACACGACTATGATTGACATTCGCCGCTTCGCCAGCATGGGCGAAAACCCCTTAGACAAACTGGAAACCTCCCACCGGCCAGACATGGCCGGCGAGATCGACACCCTTGCCCAAGAGTGGGCCGAGGACTTGGATCTGGTTGCCTGGCAAGTCGAGGCTCTGGCTCTGATGCTTGCCGAATACCATTTGAGGGAGAGCAGGGAGACGGCCAGCCGGATGCTTATCCCTATCGTCACTTATCTGAACGAGGCGAAGGGCAATAAAACGCTGCGGTATTATGCTTTCTTGCTGGCGGCGGGCGACACCAGCATCACGCTGGTCCATTCCTACTCGGAGCTTGCCCGCAAGATTGGCGTGACCAGGGCGGCATTAAGCAAAGCCGTCATCGAGATGCAGGGCCAGCTTGGCCTGACAGCACACAACGGATTTCAGAAGAGCGAGCAGGCCCGCGAGAGTTCGCGGAAAGCCGCGCACCGTTCTTGGAGCAAACGACAGGGAGACAAGGAACACACACATGAATAAAGAGATTGAGAAGGCGGCAGCGCAGGCGCTGGCCGAGGACATCAACGCCAAGCACGCGGCCATCATGGCCCTTGTTGATGGCGTAAAGGACACGGCCAAGGAGATCGGGGCAATGGCCAACGAAGTGGGCATGGCACTGACCAGCGCCCGCGATACCATTGGGCCAGCGTTTCAACACTGGCTGCGGGAGAACGTCACGATCAGCACGGCAGTGGCCGAGCGATACATTCGGCATCACGCCCATTACCACCCTGACCAGTTGTTTCTGCCTGGCTTTAAGATGATCGAGGACAGGGCAAGCGTGGTGGCACAGGCCAAGGCTAACGCTGAAGCGGGAGGCGAGGGCGACCAACCCAAGCAGGACGAAGTGCCAGACGTTAGCGTCAGGGACATTGCCGCAGGCTGGGTCTACGATGCCCGGCGCTGGTTCTCGCAATTGATCCACAAGCTGCCGCCTGAGAGCATGAGTGCAGAGCAGATCGAGGACACGCTGCGCGTGGTCAAGCCGGTGAGGGACATGATCTGGGCCTACGAGAAGCGGCTGGTTGCGCTAAATGGGGGGCAATAAAGTGACGAACCTTATTGAGACTGCGACTAGGAGTCTTCTCAACCTACAGAGCGCGAGGAGCCTGCGACG